TAAAGTAAATGTTTTATTATCTACAAGATCATTTGCAGCATTCAATATTTTAAAAAGTGCTCGGGACTTAACATTTTTATTTTCACCTACAATTTTAAACAAGTCAAGTGTTGATGCTTGACCAAAGTTAGCATCTACTCCTTTGTTGTATTGTGTTGAAAGATCAGTAATGTATGTATCTTTTATAGCATTTTCTGTTATTATCATTTTTTATCCGTTTCTAGCCTCAATATCAGTGTCATACTTAAACTCAAATATTCCGCCTCTTAGTGGATAAATAAATCCATCTTGAAATTGTTGTTTTGGAGAAAAGCTGTTATTTGAATATTCTATATCTATTTCTTCAACTGAATCAAAAAAGTCATCCTGAAAGCTTTTAGCAACTATGATATTTTCAGGCAACGTTACTATACTAGAAACACCATCTGTATTTAAGACGATATTAATAATATCGTTAACATTTATAGCTTCATTTATTTGTAGAGTTTCAAACCTCATGTTTTGTATAATTCTTGATATTACATTATCTAAAACATTTTCTACGATAAAAGATGATTTAACTTTAACTGTCAAGTCAATTCCAAAATTGTAAATAGGTGCATCTAAAATATTGAAGCTATCCCCTAAAACTCTAAAGTTGTTAATAAAATTCTTCAAGTTCATTTTTAGTGCATCATTTGCATTTACATAAAATCCTGCGCTGTCTTTGCATATAACAAACAAGTCTTTCGACAAATTTGTAAATTGATTTTCTAATAAAGCAATTTTATGAACTTTACCATAATCAGAAGGCATTGTATATATTCTTGATATTAAATCTTTTTCATTGACTATTCTGTTTTGTGAAACTAAAGTATTAGGAATTTGAAGTCTTAACTCTTCTAAAGTTAAGCTATTTGTACCACCTACAGCTTCTTCCTCATTAAAAACGTCTAAAGTTTCTAAAACACTGGCAGTTATTGTATCAATATCTAAATTACTATCACTTATATTAGGAAAGACTAATATGGGGTTTATAATTGTTTCAATAGATCCTGCTGTGACATTATGACTTTCTCCACCGCCATGTATATAGTCAATTGTCAATGTTTTGCCTGCTGGAGAAACACCTAAAGAGTTAGACTTTATTAAACTATTAGGGTCTAACGATATACTTTCGCTATAATTTCTATTTTTCAAAGGAACAAGCAAATCTTCAGGATTAGTCAATATATTATCTTCAATTTTTTTTCCACT